GGTATCAATGTTTCGGGTAGATTAGCGGCAAAGCTGTCTAGGTCTACATGTTGCTCTGCCATTCTTAAGACTTTAACGTCTAATGCAGGTTCCGATTTAAAATTATGTGTGTTCGGTACGCGTAGTATTCGTGCGGCATCAGCGGTGACAACTGGGTCAGCCTCAAGTCCGTATTCGATACAAGCCGCTTTTAACCGTTCCGCTACTGGAAGCCAATCCTCTCTAGAATAGGGGCGAGTCAACGTCCAATATACATGTATACCACGTCCAGAGTTTACTACGCTGGTTGGTTTTGGGAGGTCATACTTCTTATAGAATCCCCGTAGGGCTATAAGAGCATCGTGTTGGGTTGCGTATGGCTTACCTGTTCCACAGTCTAGGTCGAGAAACAATGCTTTTAGTTGTTGTACGTTATCGGCCTTTCGGCTAGTACACTCAACAAACGTACCTAAAGCAAAGTATGCGTCGTATCCTTCTGTATCTAAGTTAACTGCTGATTCCGCCAGAGATTCTAGCGAGTCGTAGAATTTTTGTACTGTCTTATTATTCTTTATTCCTACTACGCAGTAATAGCCTTCATCACTCAACACGTTACTGAGAAATTGCTTAGTTTCCATATCTCATCCACGTATTTGAGAGATACGGGCGCCACTAGGACGCCCATACCAAATTTTAATTAATCGTCGAACTCATCCAGTAAACTAGCGAGATCAACTTGAGGGGCTGATTCAGCCTTCGCCTTTTTAGATTTCTTTACTACTGGCTCCTCAATAGGCTCATCCACCTTAACTTCTTCCTCAGCATCAGGCTGGGGGAATAACGGGGTGGGGGTTGCCACTTTATCACTACTTAGTTGTGGAACGCTAGTATCTTGTTTCGGTTTTACTGACATTGTTACCAACTTAAGTACTTCTGTATCTTTTTGGAGGTCTAATGTCATCTTCAATTCATCCTGTGTTACAGGACGGACAGGTTTGAAACACAGTTTAGGCGTACTGCTATCTGTATCAAAACGTATCTCTGTAATAACCGATGCAAGTGGAGCTTTCTGAGAGTTTAAGAATCGCGCATAACTCTGAAGTCCTAGCCTTTTCTTATCGTCACCGAATACGCTGGTGGCTGGTAGGATAAGCTGAAACACCTCATTGTTTTTAACCGTACCATCCTGATCGGCAATAAGTACCGCAAGACGTTGGTTATATCTACACGCACGGCTCTCACCCATGCCAGAACCTTTTATGTTCTGAGGACAATCAAAACAAGTAGCTGACTGACGGTCGCTTGCTACAACCTCATCCGAAGGCTTCCCAGTGCTAGTGTCACCTGACCAACAGGTAGGGGGAGAACTCTGACCGGCAACGTACTGACCAGCGTAGTAGGTTCTAGAAATAGGGGCGGTCTTAACGATAATCACGTTAATGCTACGCTGTTCTAATTCGGCAACTTCCTGCCCGCTTACTACTTTGCGGAACACACCACCACGAATACTTAGTCGTTTAATACCACCGGTACTAGGGCTACCGGTATTCTCAGGTTCTAGTTGCGCCAGAAGGTCTTTATATTCATCAGGCATACTGTCAAATAAAGTTACATCGGTAGTCATAGGTCATCATCCTCATCAAAGTCAAAGTTTAGTTCTTCTGTTTCTGTTTCTGTTACGGCATCTTCAAACTCATCTACTATATCTTTAATATCGTCACTGATTGAGTTCTCAACTTTTTCCCCTTTCAGGCCAGCTACTACAGCAGGTATGTTGAAACGGTATGTACTCCCAACCTTTATGTAGGTGTTCTCTGGAATATATCGTTTCTGAACCCACGATCTTACGGTACTGACCTTCACACAAAGGTGTTTTGCTAAGTCGTCTATAGGTACATAGGCGTCGTTCATTTTTTTCTCCTTACGGTTACAGTGTATTCGCTATCCACGTTTAACCCCGGCGGTAGCACTTCGGGATTTTCTTCTAAAAATGTGCGCATGTTACCCTGATGGAGACGTTTTTCCATTAGGTCAACGGCATCATGTTTGACTATAAACTTACTCATAGCCTCCCAGTCACCAGTCCAGTACTTAGTTCTGGTCGAGCGGTAGAAGGCGCCAGCTTCTGTACGGACGGATTCGACATTACCTTCCTTACAGTGTTCTAGCAGGGCACTACTTATAAGTTTTAATTTGGTGTCCAGTTCCTCTATCTTGCTATTGAGTTCACCGGTTATTTCAGCTTTCTTATCCCGTATCTTTAGGTACACGGAGACAAGTTTATTTAAGTCTGGTTTAGTATCAGACATATCATCACTCCTTGTTATTATTGGTTTGTTTATGTTTTTTGTAATATAGTGCAGTTTAGTTTATATTTCAAGTATATCGTTATATAAATCTATCATTTTTGAATGTACGTCTATTCTTCCATCAAGAAGAGCGTATATCCGTTTCTCTACTGCCGATCCTTGCAATTGAATTACAGTACATGGATGTTTCTGTCCCGAACGGTGAACCCTAGCGTTAGCCTGTGCGTATGTTTCTAATGAAGATGTTGGCCCCCACCATACGATAGTATTTGCGGCAGTGAGCGTTACACCATGCGACGCTGATTGTGGTTGTATGATTAGCACTTGAGGGTCTTCAGTGTCTTGAAACTTTTTAAATATCTCAGTACGTTTTCCAGCAGATACATCCCCTCGGATGATTCCGTTAGATACCCCGTCTTTGTTTAGCTTGTCGGCTAATATATCTATAACGTGCCTAAACGGTACAAATATAAGTACTTTCTGACTGGACTCGTCGATTACTTCTTTCAGTACCTTGTATCGGTTCTTTATATCAAACTCTACTGTCTCTCCTGTATCCGTATACACAGCACCACAGGAAATCTGTAATAGTTTGTTCATGTTAACAGCCGCGTTAACTGCGGTTATTTGCTCCCCAGCCGCGACGGATACCATTTCATTCTTCAACTCTTTATAGTATTTCTTTTGTTGAGGACTTAATTCTATTTCCCGCTTTGAGTATGTCATTTCGGGTAGGTCTAAGCATTGCTCTTTAGTAAAACGTATTGCAGGTTGTAGGCAATTAAACACTATGTCTGTGGCATTAGCTTTGGGTGCCCACTTGAAGTTAGTCACTTTGTACATAACCATCTCACGGAAAGCTCCAAAGAATCTCGGCACTGATTTTGGGTTTACCAACTTGGCTATACCAAATGCGTCTACGGGGGATTGTGCAGCCGGTGTCCCCGTCATCATCCATAGCCACGTATCAGGAGTTAGGATAGCGTTTAAAGTCTTCCAACGTTTGGATTGCGCGTTCTTATAATGATTAGCCTCATCGACAATTATTAAATCGAACCCGCCATTTATTATTTCTTCCCGTACTATCTCAACACCATCATAGTTAATGATTACATATTCAGCATCGCCACTAATTATTTCGGCTCGTTTCTTACGGGCACCATAGGCTATGTCTACTGAGCGGTGCATAGCGAAGTTAAATAAGTCGTTACGCCATGCCGAATCCATAATAGATAGTGGGCATATAACAAGCACTCTGCGTATTAACTTCTCTTTCATTAAGAAGTCAGATGCCCAGATAGCTGAACCTGTTTTACCAGTGCCCTGCTCATTAAAGCAGAACGCTCTACGGTTCATCGTTAAGAAGGACGCGGTTGTTTTCTGATGGTCGAACGGCTCGTATTTACCAGCCCAGTCATACTTACCCAATATTGGTGATGGTACGTCGCGTACATTTAAATTCCGCAGTACTCGGGACTCATCTACACCCCACTTAACAAGGACGTTGTTATCGCCTAGATTCTTACTGTTGGGTATAGCGGTTGTGATTTTGTTAGGGTCACGTACCCTCAGAAGTAAACCTCTGTTATCTACTACTCTCATATCTGTTTAAACTCTTCTAAAGGGATGTAGACACAAGTCTCTACATCGTACGGGTTATTCCTGTCATACCTGCCACCTTTTCCAGTGGGGTATTCGGGTTTTAGTTTTGTCG